AGATATGCCAGGCATGGATTTGGTAGATCGTGCCGTAGAACTAGGGTGGTCTGTGAGTATGCCCGAGTGGCCAGATGATGTCAAAGATGTCAACGACGCGGTAATTCGCATGGGCAAGTTAGCAACTTTGCTAACTATAATGCAAGCCAAAGAAACCAGCAAAATTAAAATAGAACTAAGGAAGAAACAACTTGTTAAAAGAATACGGACTTGAGGTCCAACGTTTATTTTTAGAAATGATGTTGCAAGACGCATCTAGCTATGTGCGTGTGCAGAACATTTACAATCCAGAAAACTTTGATCGCAGTATTAGACCAGCGGCAGAGTTTATTAAACAACACAGCAATGATTTTAAAACATTGCCAACTGCTGAACAAATTACTGCAGCCACAGGCGTTAAACTACTACATGCCCCGGATTTAAACGAAGGACACTTTGAATGGTTTATGAGTGAGTTTGAAAGCTTTACTCGTAGACAAGAACTTGAACGTGCTATTTTAAAAGCCGCAGACTTACTTGAAAAGGGCGAGTATGATCCTGTAGAAAAACTAATCAAAGATGCAGTTCAGATTAGTTTAACCAAAGACATGGGCACAGATTACTTTGATGATCCGTCTGCACGTATTAACAAATACTTTAACAGTGGTGGACAAGTAAGCACAGGATGGCCGAGTATGGACAAACTGTTGTATGGTGGATTTAGCCGTGGAGAACTAAACATCTTTGCAGGTGGATCAGGATCAGGTAAGAGCTTGGTTATGATGAACATTGCACTTAACTGGTTGCAACAAGGACTTAGCGGTGTATATATTAGTTTAGAACTTAGTGAAGAATTATGCTCGCTGAGAACTGATGCAATGTTGGCAAATATGAGCACCAAAGATATTCGCAAGGACATCGATACTGCAACGCTTAAAGTTAAGATGATGGGCAAGAAGTCCGGGCAGTATCGTGTTAAAGCATTGCCAGCACAAAGCAACATCAATGACATACGTAGTTACATTAAGGAAGTACAAATTCAAACAGGAATCAAAGTTGACTTTGTCATGGTTGACTACTTAGATTTATTAATGCCTATTAGTGCTAAAGTTAGCCCTAATGACTTGTTTGTCAAAGACAAATATGTGTCAGAAGAATTACGTAACTTGGCTAGAGAACTTAATGTATTGTTTGTAACTGCATCGCAGTTAAATCGTAGTGCAGTTGAAGAAGTAGAGTTTGACCATAGTCATATTTCAGGTGGTATCTCTAAGATTAATACTGCTGATAATGTGTTTGGTATCTTTACAAGCCGGGCTATGAAAGAACGTGGACGTTATCAAATACAATGTATGAAGAGTCGAAGTTCAACAGGTGTAGGACAAAAGATTGACTTAGAGTATAACATTGATACTATGCGTATCACAGACTTAGGCGAAGATGAGCAACAAAGTTCGGGCTTTGTTAAGAAGCCAAGCATCTATGAAAGCATCAAGACCAAGAGCAACGTTGCTGGCGGTGACACAAGTGCTCCTTGGGAAGTTCCAACAAGGGATCCAAGTAAGCCAGACCCGTTAGATATTGCTCCTGGCGGAGCACCTAAGATTACTGCAGATGTGCAAAGTGCAAAACTTAAGCAATTGCTGGGTCAAATTAAAGCATCATGAAAGATCGTAAATATTTCTGTTACGAAATATATAAAAATATTTCAATTTGGTCCAACAACGGTCAATTAAGTTATAATCCTTGTAGTTTTTTTAAAGGATATATTAAACAATCGAATGTATTTGATTTAGATAGTGTGTGGAATGGCCCTGAACGGGCTGAATTAAAACACTGTGTTGAAACAGATACTCCTATTCCTGGTTGCCACAATTGTTATAATGCAGAAGAAAACGGGTTAGTAAGTAGAAGACAAAGTAGTCAGCAATTGTACGAAGAGTATCATCACGACACAAATATTAATCTAGACGCACCTCAAGGATTAGACTATAGCGTAGGAAATCTTTGTAATTTAAAATGTGTTATATGCGGGCCTCAAAATAGTAGTGCGTGGGTTCCGGACTATCAGAAGATTTACCCACTGGCAGATGTAGAAAAATTTAAATATGATAAGTTTAATCAAATTGAAACATTTGCCCCAGAGTTACTTGTTAATATAAAAAGTTTGCATTTTCATGGAGGTGGCGAGCCATTGATGAGCAACAATCATATTAATTTACTCAGAGAAATTAAAAAAGTCAAAGGGTTGCAAGATGTTCGGGTCTTTTATAATACTAACGCTACACAACAGGCATCGCAGGAGCTATTAGAATTATGGAAAGAGTGTCAACTAATTGAATTGTATTTTAGCATTGATGATGTAGGCGACAGATTTAATTATCAACGTTCTGGTGCCGACTGGGCAGAAGTAAAGGACAATTTAAACTGGTACAAGGAAAATATGCCACATAATCATATATTTAACATAAACTGTACCTGGAGTTATTTAAACTTGTACTACCTACCTGAATTAGTAGATTGGTACCAACATAATTTATTGACAAATCGTTACGGAGATCCAGTGAATTTAATATTTCAGAGGGCGTGGGGGGATTTTAATGTTACTCATTTGAGTACTAATGTTAAGAAAATCTTGTTTGAAAGATTTTTAAAATATCCACAGTTAACAGACCTGGTAAAAAGCATTAAAGACAGCCCGTCACCTCACGTATCTTTTTGGAATAATATTGAAAAAATTGATCTAGTAAGACAAACTGATTACAAAACATTATGTCCAGAGTGGAGCCAATTATTATGAACATATTATGCTCAGGGAATCCTGCCCATAATACAGTGGCTAGCGCAGTAAAAAAATATTTTACAGAGGCCGCATTTGCTAGCCGCAAAACCGGATACGATTTAAGATTTTGGGATCCTGGGAGCGAAGCATATTTTAGAAAACACATTATTAACTACAATATTTTTATTAATAGCTCATATATATGCAACGGTGGACAATTAGCTCTATTAGAAACTACCCATGAAGAATGGTCTGCGGCAGGTATCCGTGGACATATTATTAATATAGGTAGTACTGCAGAATACATAGGCGTAAACGATAGTCAAGCTAAAAATAAAATTTACGCCTCTTACTCAATTCAAAAACGAGCATTAAGAGATCGTAGTCTGCAGTTAAATGGAGTAAATGGTATCAAAACTACACATATTATTGCCGGCGGAATTAACGATGGGTTGCCGGGACATGAAAATTGGCTAGACCTGACACATATTGCCAGAACTATTAGTTGGGTAATCGATCATCCTTGCTTGATACCACTAATAGAAATTCAAGCTAACTATATCTAACAACACGATAAATACTCCAAAGGTCCTGGACATAATGCAAAAGAAAACTCGTAGTATTTTAGAAGAACTAGAAAGTCTGCACGCCGATCGAGACAATCGATATGTACTCGAAAATCGTGCATCTAACATTATTTCTAGTGCTATACGTTTGTTGGAGCAAATTGAAAGTCAATATACTCCTGAGCAAGCAGAAAATCTGCAACGTAAATTAATTAATGCAATCAAACTACGTGATCCTGGAAAATTTACTAGAACCGTGAGAAAAACTGATGCAAATTCATGAAATGACAATGTATAAATCGGCCAAGGTACAAGAAGGTTGGATGGATACTGTAAAAGCAGTGGCTGCAAATCCCAAAGCCTTAGTTGACCCTGTGGCTTACGGGCAGGCACAACAAGTAGGACGTGATGCATCTGCGGGCAAAGCAGCCGCTAGTTTAGAAAAGAAAGGCTTTGGTACACAATACCAAGAACCTTCATCACGCTGGCAAGATAAACTTACTGTTATATCAAAGAACCCTAACACAATACAGTATGTCAACAATCTAGCTGCCAAATGGGCCAAAGACGAAAAAGCAGTTACTACGTCAGCAATGGCACCTGGCCAAACACCTCCGCCTGTTGCAACTGCAACTCCGCCTGTTGCACCTGCTGCAAGTGCACCTCCGCCGACAAATTATAACAAACCGGCTTATCTAAGAAAACAACAAGCACAAACACCACCTGCTAGCACACCACCTGCTAGCACACCACCTGCTAGCACACCACCACAGAATGCCAATGAACCTATCAGCGTCGGTGGAGAAAAATTAAATCCAAAAAATCCTACTGATGCAGCAATTTTATCTGCACTCAGAAAACAAGGATCGATTAACGAGGCAGTACAAAATCCCAATGATTACAAATATGCATTTATGGACTGGGCTGACTCGCAATTAAAAACACGCAATCCAGCTACCTATGATGAGATCACAATGAATGATGTTAGAAAAGCATTTCCAGATCTTAAAACTAAATTACTCACACAGTTAGACGCAATCGCACAAACTCAAGGTACTGACTCGCAAAAATCAGCAGTAATAGAATATTTAAAATTGGCTATGTCTGGCATTCAAGCATTGGCACAAGAACAAAAAAATAAAGTTCCCAGTGCAAGTCGGGCTGCGGTAGGGCAAGCAAGTTCGTTACAACAATCACTGCAACAAAAAATAGCACAACTTGGAGTAACTCCTCAACAGTTGCAACAAATGGGACAAATGATGCGTGTTTCGGGCGGCGAAAAAACTTTTAAATCGACTGGAAATGTTCAAGCTGATGCATTACTAATGGCCATGGGGTTAAAACCACAATGAACTTACTAGAAGGCGGAAACGTATTTAAAGATTCAGAAGGAAAGGCCATTTGCCAACGAATCAATCAAACAGATATTAAACCTACTGTGGTCTGGCTGGAACATTTAACTGGACTTGATTTACGTGGTGAACCAGATGAAAATGGCATACCTGAAAAATGGCTAGGCAGCACAGGACGTAAACCCAGTTCCGGCGACTTAGATTTAGAAGTTGATGCTAATGAAGTACAAAAAGAAGCATTGTATAATTTACTAGCAGAGTGGGCAAAAAGCTACAAACAAGAGCCCAAAGACTGGGTAGCAAAAACTGGTAGCATAGTACATTTTAAAACTCCAATTAATGGCAATCCTAAAAATGGCTATGTGCAAACAGACTTTACATTTTTAAACAAACCATCCTGGAGTAGATTTATTCTTGGAACATCAATTGGCTCTACCTATGGTGGTGCAACACGTAATGTATTGTTAAACAGTATGGCTAAGTCAATGGGCTATAAACTTAATCAAATTGCTGGCATTGCAGATCGTGCTACAAATCAAATCATCAGCGACGATCCAGACAAAGTGGCACAAATATTGTTAAACAAAAAAGCAACACGTAGAGACTTAGTCAGTGTTGAAGCTATATTAAACGCATTGAAAAATGATCCTAAGCGTGAAGCTAAACTAGCAGACTTCAAAGAACACATGGAACGAGCTGGAACGCCATTCCAAGACAATGTAGCAGAATCTTTATACAAAGAAGTCGATGAAATAAGTTTTATTGCACGTTTGCGGGATCGCATTGTTAATCAAGGCATGGCAGTTATTATTGAAGCATCTGATCCTGCCAATGTTGGCGGCAAAGCCAAAGGCATCGAACATCTTGAAGATCTTGTGTTTCGTAAAGGAACCCGTGGTATCAAAGAAGCATTGGCAATTGTTGATGCAATATCAAAAGATACCAAAACAACCACAGTCAAGTGGGACGGAAAGCCCGCTATCATATTTGGAAGAAATGAACAAGGTCAGTTTATTTTAACTGATGTAGCTGGATTTGGTGCCAAAGGATACAATGGATTGTTTACAAATCCACAGGCACTAGCTTCTCAAATGGCACAACGTGACGAAACTGCACGTGCCAAAGGCAATATAGCAACACGGACAGCAGAGTTAGTACCAATATATAATACTTTATGGCCAATGCTAGAAGCATCATTGCCTAAAAACTTCCGCGGATTTATACACGGCGATTTACTGTACATGGAGCAACCGCCGCTGGTTGCCGGAAACTATGTTTTTAAACCTAACACAATTGAGTATCGCATACCAGCTAACAGTGATGTAGGCAAACGCATTGGCAACAGTGATGTAGGTGTAGCTATTCACACGTACTATCCAGAAGTCGGCGCACCAAAGCAAGCATTAACTCAAGTAGAATTTAGTAAATTAAAGAAAGTTCCAGGACTGTTGCTAATTGAACCTGTTACTGCTAAAGAACCTGTAAAAGCAGAATCATCGCACGTTAAAGAACTCAAACAACTGTTGCGTAGCCATGGATCGGCAATTGACGGGCTGTTTAATCCTTCTGAACTAAGAGCTTTACAAATTACAGATTTGCCTAGCTTGTGTGTAGATTATATCAATAGTTTAGTTGGGGACGAAAATATAGTAAATTTTGATCCTAATACATTGCTACCCGGGTTTGGAAGTTTCTTACAAAAGAAAGTTTCGCCAAGAAAGTTTGCCAACATTATTGAATATCTAGGCAGTCCACGCAGCAACTCAGATGGCATAACTGCAGCCTTTAGTGCATTTATTATGTTACATAATATCAAAGAAGATATACAAAACAAATTAGATTTGCAACATCCAGGACAAGAAGGATGGGTATTTGCTACTCCAGCTGGTACTGCAAAAGCAGTCAACAGATTCCAATTTAGCCGTGCTAACCGAGCACACAATAATCCTGATTTAATGCAACCAAACTCCTGATTTTTTGTCTCAGACATAAATAAGTACAGAATCGAGAGATTCATAAACTTAAAGGAAATTTATCATGGCTTATATTATCCCAGTAAACGGTGATGCACAACCGGTATTTGCAACAGACACAGCAAACGGTGCTATTCCCCCATCAACAAGTACAGCTGCTACACCAGTTAACTTGATGGGTCCAGATTTGGACTTCTTCCACGCTGTAGCTAACACATCAGTTGCTACACAACAGGGCGTTCAAGGTTATGTTGCTAACGTTATCCAAGCAATTCAACAAACATCAACAGTTGCGATTTACCAAGTTGACGGCACAAGCCTAAGCTTCGCAGTATATCCACGTGGTGCTTTTGCTAATGCTGCAGTGTTCTTAGCTGCTGCTAACATTACATACACTGGTTATCAGTTGAGTAGTGCTACAAATATCGGATTCAAACTATCTGCATCCTAATCAGTTACTAACTGAATCAAACAACCCCAGATTAAACTCCTGGGGTTTTTTGTTGGGTTAAATATCGAGATGAAGATTGTTTGCTCGACACTATTTGATATTACTGCCACTGGAATTACCGGACATTTTAAACCGTCACGAGTACCATTTACAGACTCCAATGGACAAGTAATACACAATGAACCTGAATGGCATCGTGCAAGAAATCAACAACGTAACTGGGAAACAATATCGCAGTTAATTTCATTACGCACACAAGTATTTGATGCATCTAGCCCAGTGGAAGACAACGGAAGTTGGACTTTTGAGTTTGAAGTTGAAACTCCACAAGTATTCTCAGATGGAGTCAACGAGTTAGGATTGTTGCTGACAGATTGTAATGATGTTCCAATGGTGACTAATCTCAATGAAACAAAAACACAATCGAGATCGTTATATTCCGCGGGCCCGGACCAGAATATCTCTTTTAATATAGTGTAATTCAAATAAATAAACAATCCGGAGATTATAATGGTCGAAGCCACAGAGATTGAAAAAAAGAGCCTAGAAGCTCACGTTGAGTTATGCGCTGAACGCTATAACAAGCTAGAAAACTGTATCGATACAATGAATACTAAAATATCTAGCCTTGACAAGTTAATACGCGAAGTGCATGACATGGTACATACCATTACCAATAAACGCAATGACCAAATAATTGCCTGGGGCATAGGAATCATTGCATCATTATCTGCAACATGCGCTTGGATGATTGCACACTACATTTTAAAATGACCGAAACCGAAATAGAAAAATACATCAAGCATGAATTAAAAGATATCATGCCTAATGTTATTATGCAAACTGACAAAGGTACCTACGAGTTATTTGGCCGTTATCTAATAGTAGCACAAAAACCTGTATATCGTGTATTTTGCAATGACGACGAAATGGGAGTTTTTAATTCTAGTAAAACTGCTGTTAGTTGGTGTGTTGCTGACAAGTATCAAAGATTTAATTTGGCACGAGATATCCTTAATACAGACACTATATTAGGCAATTTAACCAACGATATATTTGTTAGAACAGGGATTGCAAATCGAGCCAAAGCCGCCCAAACAAGAGAAGACATAGAAACCAAGCTAGAAACCAAAATTATACGCAAAAAATACCTGGAAAATCAATTAGCCGATTATGTAAAAAAGGCTAAATATTTACAACAACGAGGATTCAATAATGAAACTGCAAGAATTGGCCAAGCCACAACAGACAAAAACCGCTCAAGTATTTGAGAGTTATTTTGGTAAAACTATTAACTTTGATTCACTGTCAAAGAAACAAGCTAATGGCATGCTAAGTCGTGTTCGTGGGCTTATCCGTGAACATCGTCGTCAACCCGAATTTCATGTCAGCGAGCGTAACCCAGCTTATCTCAAATTGATAATGTTGGAACAAGCATTGGCACAAAAAATTACAGTTCGCACAAAGCGCCAATTGCGCGAAAGCGAAATCCAACAAGCTCAAGTGGTATTAGCTGCACAAGACATGGTCGATCGTATGCAAAAAATGATCGAAGAAGTTACTGCATTGCAATTCAAAGACTTGCCAGCATTGGTTGATCAAATTAAAAATGAAGTTGGCGTTGACCAAAGTATGCAATTCAACCAAGATGCAACTGCTGCATTAGGTGGGTTAGTACAAAACCTACAAGGTTCTAAGCAACAATTAGAGCAAGCTTTAGGTGTAGTAACTGGCCAAGGCGCTGCAGAGATTCCTGGAATGGATAGCGGTGCTCCAACTGCTGAAGAACCGCCTATGGATGATTTAAACATTGACGCTACTGGGCCCGAAGGTGACATGGATATAAATGCTGAAGTTGAACCAGAAGAACTAGGCGGCAAAGCTCCTCCTCAATCTTTAGGCCGTGGTCGTAGATAATGAAAATTTTTGAAGTAGCAGACCCAAGTACACAAAAACTAGTTGCACTCAGCCAGTTTTTGTTGGGTCGCAGCACAGACGAATCAGCTAAAAAACAAATTAGTCAAGATGCGTTTATTAATGCAGCTCAAAGTCTTGGTATCAATGTAACTCCTGACACATTAGGTGAATTGATTAGTCACGAACCTTTAAAAAATGTATTAGAACCATTGGATCCGAATTCTGGTGTTATTCGATTTAAAGGCAACGACGATCCTGCTGACGCTGCAATGTCTGTGGACCAATCCAGAGCCATCGTAGATCAAAATGCCAAGGCCGCTATGCGCCGCGGTATGAAATAACCAAATAGATTGACATATTTCTCAAAAGGCAGTATACTAAATACTGACCAAAGGCGTTATAGTATTATAAACAAGGAGATAGTCATGAAAAAATTAATTTTAGCATTCAGTTTATTAGCCGTAATTGGCTCAGCATCTGCACACGAAGGCTTCCGCCATTATGGATATCGTGGCCCATGTTGCTATAATGGCGGCTGGGTAGGCCCTGCAATCATTGGCGGAG